ACAAACAATCCCAATAAAAAAGCCCCCCGGTATCGCTACCGGAGGGCAAGGGACGAGCGCATCGGGGCGCGGTGCGCTCGTAGGGTATGGCTATTGAAACTTTGAAATGTCGTAGCTGTAGTGGGTGGGGATTATCTCCACGTCTTTCCACATGAACATGTTCGCCGTGTAGCTGTCGTCGAACTCGTTCTTCAGCTTAACCTGTGGCTGCTCATCACGCATGAACAATGCCATCGCAAGAGCAAACTGGCTAGGGTTGCACAGCAGTTTAACATCACGATAATTTGCATTGTGCAGTTGGTTACTCTCTGCACAGATGTGGTCGTCAGCTGTCTGCTTAGCTTCCCTAAGCGTCATGCCAAACAGGCCACGTAGCACTTTGACTACGCTGACCTTGTTGGACATGAATTCTTGGTTAAAAGACAGGGTTATCAGGTATAAATTGTCGTATTTGTTCATGATCTACTCCATTTAACATCAAATTGGGAACATACCCACAATACAAATCCCAATAAAACACCAACTAAACACTGCATAGTTGCAACGGAGCCTGTGTGTTGCCGATCCTGGATTTTAGGTTGTGCTACTCGTAGGGCATGAAAAAAGCCCCTTGTTCCTAGCCGAAGGCCAGGAACAAGGGGCGAGGAGGTTAGCGATCATATGAGGGGCGGATATAATACTCGCCCTGCTCTGCGGCTTGGTCTTCGCGATACAACTCATCAAGATGAATCTTCATCCGATAGATGTCGCGAACATACGCTTGGTAGCGTTGCGTGAACCACTCGGGTAGAGCGAAGCTGCGTTCCTCTTGGTACTGCCACCAGTGGTAGCAGGCGAGGATGATGCGGCGACGATCTTCACCCAAGTCGTCCCAGCTAAGACGCCACTCTTTAGCGTCGACCACTGTTTTGACCGCGTCACTGTATGGGACACGAAATGTATATCTAGGCATGAGCATTCCTCCGTTGGTTAAGCTCACGCAGAAAAAGCCCTTAGCCTTTCGGCTAAGGGCGATAGTTTAAGCAAGGACGATGAACAAGCCAGCGGTGATCAACGCCGCTAGCTTGAAGCAGAACAGCCACTGGATAGGCATTATCCGATGGCTTCCAGCATCTCGTCGTAGGTGCTGGCCGGGCCGCGTTCCTGCTGCGGGCCGCCGAAGAAGTGGCCCTTCGCCTGCGGGTACAGGACGAAGCTGACATCGGTGCGGCGCAGGTGAAAACCGCGATCTCCGTGCTTACTACCTACGGTTGTGCAGGGAGTAAGCGTGTGCTTCCGGCGATCGTGGGTGAAGCCCTTCTTCATAGCGCCGAAGGGGATATTGGGTACCCGCTCGGTGGTGCCGTCGGACATGACCAGCTTCAGGTCAACGCCGCCTTGGATAAGGAATACGGATGCGGATACAACGGTTTTAGTAGATTTAGTCATGAGCTGTGCCCTCCTAGGGCTTTTTGAAAACAAGGAAATGGACATTCAAGTGAATGCCCACAAACAAAATCCCAATTGGGGTTGAACATGTAGCGCGATACTGATGGCTAGCCACCCCCTACCTTGTTGCGCCATAGAAGAGCATTGCGCCAAACAGCGCACCGCACGCAACGAGGTACGTGTAGTAAAAAAGCTTAACGCGCAGGCGGTGAGGGGGCGGGGTATCGGGCTTTCTCTGAACTTGGTGCATGGTATAACTCCTGTCGTTGGGCCATAGGCCAAGGGTGTGCTCCGTGTGTCTAGCTCAGGGGTACTGAGCTACACGGAGCACATGGAAAAAGCCCCGAGAGCCTAGGCTCTCGGGGCTGGGTGCTAGGAGTAGCGGCGTGCAACCATGCGGCCGATGGCCTCGTCACTGAAGCCCTTATCCTTAAGGGTAGTGGCGAATGCCTTAGCCGACTCGTCGAGATACGCTGCTGCGTAGTCCTCGTCTGTAGCCCCGGCGATGAGCGCCTTGACTACAGGTGAGTCGATGACCTTGCGTGGTGAGTGGCCGGTGGTGAATGCTGCGCTGATTGCTTTAGACATGTCTATATCCTCTTAACTAAGGGAGAATTCCCACAAACAAAATCCCAATGTCCCAGCGACGGAGGAGCTGGGACCCCTATTGCCCGAGCCGAACCCGAACCCGAAGTGGGGTACGTCTCGGAGCGGAGGGGGGAGGGGGGTGTCACAGCCTCCTGTACCAACTTTTCATCAACTAATTTTTCATCAACTAATTTTTCATCAACTAATTTTTCATCAACTAATTTTTCACCGACTAATTTTTCACCAAAAAGGGGTTTAGGGGGTTTCGGGGGTTTCTTTCCAACACTGACAGAAAGGAACCCACTGAACTCTTGTCGTTAATATATGCAAAGCATCCTTTGTAACTAAGTATCTAGCGTTCCATAGTCCCTAATATTATTTTTAAAATTTTTGTGGTATTTTGATGGTCATGGGCCTAGGACAAGCAAGAGACGATTTAAAAGCGGGTGGGATGGAGATCAGAACCATGGTTCTCGATCCCCTTCAGCAACTCGACCCCCGCGAGAAGATTTTCGCGGAGCATATCGCCAATGGTGCCCGTCAGGCGGTCGCCGCCCGTGCCGCCGGGTTCAAACAGCCCGAGAAGTTAGCCTACCGGGTGTTGAAACGTCCTCACGTTGCCCGCGCTGTGAAGTACATAGCTGAACAGAACCGCAAAGTGTCCCAGATGGACCGGAAGAAGGTCATGGAGGGATTTCTTGAGGCCATTGAGATGGCCAAAATTCAGGGCGATGCCTCTACGATGGTTACCGGCTGGCGGGAAGTGGGCCGGATGTGTGGTTTATACGAGCCGGAGAAGAAGACTCTCGACGTGAACATCACTGCCAAGCGCATGATTGATAAGATGGAGACCATGTCGACTGAAGAGTTGCTGGAAATGGCTGCGGAGCAGGATGCGATCGATGCTGAATACTCCGAAGTCAGCTAGCCCCGACCCCGACGACTCCCCGACCCCTCCCCCGAACCCCCTCCCCGGTGAGTAATGAAGAATAGTCAGATTCAGAAGGAGCTGGCGCGGCGGATTATTGCCAAGCGCTCGCTGATTGCGTTCACGCAGAAATTTTACCCGCAGTACAACCCCGGATGGCTGCACCACGATATTGCCGCCCGGCTGGAGCACTTTCTTCAGCAGGTGGAGAACCAAGAGTCACCCCGGCTGATGCTGCTCGTGCCGCCACGGCACGGTAAGTCTGAGCTTGCCTCGATCCGCTTCCCGGCGTGGGCGCTGGGCCACCACCCCGAGTGGGAGTTGATTAATTGCGGGTATAACCTCGACCTGCCCATGAAGTTCAGCCGGAAGGTGCGGGAGATCGTGCGCGACCCCGGCTACCATCCGATGTTCGACCAGACCGAGATGGACAAAGATTCCCAGTCGGCGGAGGCATGGAACACCACGTCCGGGGGTGGATTTACTGCCGCCGGTGTCGGTGGTGGTATCACGGGTAAGGGTGCCCACATCCTGATTATTGATGATCCGATCAAGAACCAAGAGGAGGCTGACTCCATCACGACGCGGGACGGGTTGTGGGACTGGTACTGGTCAACGGCCTATTCCCGCCTCGCGCCCGGTGGCGGCGTGCTCCTGATTCAGACGTGGTGGCACGATGATGACTTGGCGGGTCGCCTGCAGCAGCAGATGATTCAGGCGCAGGAGGACGAGATTGAGGACATTGACGAGTTCACCATAATTAAGTATCCAGCGCTGGCTGAGAAGTGGGAGTACCGTAACCACGAGACTGACCTGATTGAGCGGTACAGCCACCCGCTGCACGAGGACCACGAGCCTATTTTGCAGTACCAGCGCAAGTTGGGTAATAACAACCCGGTGAAGATCACGAAGACGTTGGACCTGTTGCGCGCGCCGGAGGAACCGCTGCACCCGGAGCGGTATAGCTTCAAAATGATGAATTCCATGCGGGCCAACCAGCCGCCACGGATTTGGTCAGCTCTGTACCAGCAGAATCCGGTGCCTGACGAGGGTGTGTATTTTAAGAAGGAGTACATGCAGTACGAGCCGACGCCACCGCGTAACTACAACCGGAATGTGTATCAGGCGTGGGACTTCGCGATTGGTGAGAAACAGCAGAACGACTTCACGGTCGGCGTGACCATAATTCAGGACGAGAACGACTTTTTGCACTTGGTCGAGGTCGTGCGCTTCAAAGGTGACTCTTTTACGATTGTTGAGGAGATGCTCGACGCTATCGAGCGCTGGGGCAAGGAGCATACTGCACCGTTGACACTTGGGATGGAGGACTCACAGATTTGGCGTGCAGTCCGGCCACTTTATCAGCGGCGCGCTGCTGAGCGGCGCATCTTTCAGTCGTTCGAGGAGTTACAGCCGCTGACTGACAAAATGGCGCGCGCCCGGCCCCTTCAGGGAAGGATGCAGCAGGGGCGTGTGTACTTCCCGCTTGAGAAACCATGGCTGCGGGATGTTGAGAAGGAGCTGCTACGCTTTCCTGCTGGCGCACACGATGATATTGTGGATGCGCTGGCGTGGTGCGCGCACCTGACCTTGGGGAGGGCACCGAAGAAGCTGCCCGGTAAAAAGAAGCTCCCGAGCTGGAAAGATAAACTGACCGCGCACGGAGTAGGAAGTACCAGCCATATGACTGCTTGACTGGAGAAATTGAGCCATGCCCGTTAATTCAGAAGCCGCACTACACCAGTGGATGCGGTATCAGTTTGTAAGAGATAACGGCCATGCCGATTTCGTCCGTAAAGCCGACCGCTGTAATGATTTTTTCATAGGTCAGCAGTGGGACGCGAACGACATGGCGCTGTTACAAGCACAGAAACGCCCTGCACTGACCATAAATAAAATTCTGTCCACCATAGGAAATGTTCTGGGTGAACAGATCGAACAACGCTCCGATATTTCGTTTCAACCGCGCTCTGGCGCGCCGATTGAGACAGCTGAGACCTTGACCAAGGTGTTCCGGCAGATTTCTGATAACAACCAGCTCGACTGGCAGCGCTCAGACATGTTCTGTGATGGCGTAATATCCAGCCGTGGATTCTTGGATACGCGGCTTGATTTCACGGACTCCATGACCGGAGAGGTGAAAATCAGTCGTCTTAACCCGAAAAACGTTTTGGTCGACCCGGATGCCGAGGATTATGACCCCGACAACTGGAACGACGTCATGGTCACCAAGTGGATGACGTGGCAGGACATCAAAATGTTGTACGGCGCGGAAGATGCCAAGTATCTGAAAAATCGCGGCGATAGCTTCTTCCAGTACGGTTATGATTCTATTGAGCGTGAGCGGGATCGCTTTGGTTTTTACCAGAACAAAGGCTACTACAACGGCGGACCGTGGGATGAATCCGAGGTTATGCGGAATATTCGTGTCATCGAGCGGCAGTACAAGAAGCTCGACAGGCAGGCGCACTTCGTTGACCTGAAGACGGGGGACATGCGGCCTATTCCCGAGACGTGGGATAAGCAGAAAGTGGCCATGGTTGCCCAGCAGTACGGACTGGGGCAGACGACCAAGCTGGTGAAGCGTATCAAGTGGATGGTGACTGCTGACAACGTGCTGCTGCACGACGACTGGTCGCCCTACAAACACTTCACGATCGTGCCGTATTTCCCGTATTTCCGCCACGGCACGACGATCGGGCTGGTCGAGAATTTGCTGGACCCGCAGGAGTATCTGAACAAGGTTACCAGCCAAGAGCTGCACGT